GGACGGCAAGACCTTCATGCGTACACACGAACGCAAGTTTGCCATTCTCGTGAAGTTCCCGACACCGGGCAACAGGTATTATCCGGTCCCGAACTACACGGCCATCTTCCGCGGCGATTGGTACGACATCAAACGGCTGATCGGCAAGGGCAAGAAGGCGAAGCTGCGCAACCATGCCTCCGTGAAATACCAGGTCGAAATCCACAAGGACTTCTGGGCGAATCTGTTGGCAGAGGAGAGAATCACTGATCCCATCCTCCAGCAGGAGCGCATCAAAAAAGAAAAGAACAATATCAAGAATTTCGTGGCTGGCATCGAAAACTCGGGCAAGGTGTGGATAACGGGATATTACCTGGACCCGAACGGCAAGGAGAACAGAATGGTGCGCATCAATGTCATCGAATCTTCTAAAGAGGGCGGTGATTGGTCCGAGGATATCCAGGAGGCCGCCAATATCACTTGCTATGGGGACAACATTCACCCGAACTTGGTAGGCGCCACTCCAGGCAAATCCACGAACAACAATTCAGGGTCGGACAAACGAGAGCTCTTCACGCTTAAACAGGCGATAGAAGTATCGTTCCACGACTTGATGGCGATGCCGCATAATGTGGTCATCGAATATAATGGATGGGCAGAGAGGGTGATTCCCGACGTGCAAATGATTTTGCTCACGACGCTGGACCAGCACACCGATGCCAAAAAGATTAGTTCGAATTCCAAGACAGAGAATAATGATTGAGATTGATCAGAGTACCTTTGAGACAATTGTCTCTGCAGCGGCTTGCGCCGGTGTGGAGGTCTTCGAAGCAATGCAAGACGCGCTCGACGAAGCGCGAAAACGAGTTTTTTACGAAGTAGCCGACGAAGAGGTCATCGAGGCAGGTTCGGATACACTGAAATATATGGTGACACGATGGATCTGTCTTGATGCCTTTTATCACGCCATTCCACAACTGGACCTGGTTCTTACGCCTACGGGGTTCGGTGTGGTCAGCAACCAGAATGTGGCCCCGGCGTCAAGAGACCGGGTGGCAGCACTCCAGGAGAACATCCGCGATAGCAGGGATGATGCCCTCGACAACATCATCATCTTGTTGCTGGGCAACGAGGCCTGGGCGGATTCTGTGAGAGCGTCATTGCTGGTTCCGTCGGTTATCTATGTGGCCGGCCAACTGCAAGACTTTGCAGGCATGGAAGGTCATCGGACTGAGTTGATGGCCATACGGCCGAAAATCAACGAAGCGGAACAGCGTATCAAAGATGTTTGCTCCTCAGAACAGTTCGAAAAAATGCTGGACCACATCCGCCATGACAGCCTGAGCACGCCGGAATGGAACTTGGTGCATTCCATGCAAAGAGCCATCGGTTATTACTTGAATAACTTGTGGGCAGGCTTTGAGAGAGAGCTGCAATATATCGGCAATTACCTTGAAGATAATTTGATGGAATTCCAGGATTATGCCAATTCCAAGACGTATAAGGTGAAACATTTCGAGAATTATGAGAACCAACGTGAGGATTCAACCTACTTTTTCGGCTGACAACCATAGCCTGGACTTTCGTCTGCCCACATCGTGGGAGCAACTGACGCAAGCCCAACTCAGATATATAACTCAGATCATGTGTGTTTTCGACCCGCAAGTGGCCCAGTTGATCGCCTTCCGGCGTATCACTGGGATTCACTTCCGGTATCGTGACGAGAAGGGGTGGCACTTGTCTACCAAGGTGGATAAACAACGCATCGATTTTATCCTCTCCGAAGAAGAGGTGTGTGCTTACGTGGCTAAATTGGATTGGATTCTGTCTCCCGGCCAAAAGCCTGTCCGTCTCGATGAAATCGGGGATTTTTGCGCTTCCGACGCGGATTTGCACGAGTTGTCGTTCGGCGATTATCTGGCCTGCGAAAATCTATACCAGGGTTATCTGCACTGTCACAAGCCGGAATGTGTGAACATGATAGCCGCCATTTTATATCGGGATAAGAAAGGGCGCCATGCCGACGGCATCCAATGTAACGAGGGAGAGGTCCTTTCGGTTTTCCTGTGGTTCGCTGCTTGCAAAAACCAGTTTGCAAGACTGTTCCCTCACTTCTTCCGTGCGCCCGATGAGGACGAGGATATTGGCGAATTGACCGGCATGATGGACCGGATGAATGCAGAGATACGCGCCCTGACGGGCGGTGACATCACCAAAGAACAGGCTGTGCTGGATATGGACTGTTGGAGGGCGCTCACTGAGTTGAACGAAAAGGCCCGAGAGGCCCAAGAATTCAAAAAGAAATATGCGAAATAAAGAGGATATTACATTATTTGATGCCATAGGCTACTTCAAGAACTTATGTTCGCTTAACCGGTTGGCTCGCAAGAGTGGATTCTACCCTTGTGCTTGCAGCGGCATTGATTCGCTCGAAGAGCTCCTGGAGAACTTCCGCAAGCAACCGTCATTCTTTGCCGTTGATGACACCAACGACGGCGTCACAGAACGGCGCAGTGGCGGCTTTTTCAAAAAGCGCACCTTCACGGTCTTCCTCTTGCACCGATACGAGTTCGGCAACATGGCAGACCGCGAGAGGGCGCTTTCCGTGTGCCGCGAACTGTTCCGGCAGATTCATTCCAGGTTGCTGGTGGACAAAGAGAAGTTTGACAACAATCTTATTTACATGAACACCGACAATGTGTTCTCCCGCGAGCTGGGCCAGTACTTTATCAACGGATGCACAGGTCTGTACTTCATGTTCGATGTCTCTGAGCCGCTGGATTTAATCTTCGACAAGGATGAGTGGGAGGACTAAAGTCGGCCGTCCGTGGATATCCGACGAGGACCGAAAAAAGTATATTCAGGCCTGGGAAGAGGTCATGATTAAAATCTGGCAGGAGAAGATTGTCCGGCTGCGCGTCCTGGACACGCGGGCGCTGCACAATAAAATCAGAGGATCCGTCACCGGATCGGGCACAGACTTTTCGGTCATCGTCCACAAATTCTTGCTCTACGGTTTATATCAAGACAGCGGTACAGGCCGCGGCTACACCAAGGGCAACGGCGGCAACCTGGACTTCCTCGACCCGCTGAAGCGGGGACGCAATCACCGCAACAAGCAGAAGTCGGGCAAGGTGACAACCGGCGAGCCACGCCAACGTCGTCAATGGTTCAGCCGGGCCTACTACCGCAGCCGTATGGTACTCAAAGAACAAATGGCGTATATGTACGGAGAAGAGTTTGTGGGCATCCTGACCGAAGCGCTTGAAAAGCCGGGGCGCATCCGGCGGATCTGATGTCTTTTATCGGAGGGCTGGTATCGAATATCTTTGAAATAAAAAAGTATGGCTGATATACAAGAATCACTGATAAATCAAGCTTCCATGATCCGCGACGAGCGCAATGCAGGGGCCAACACGGCAGAACGTGTGGGTTCCCTGCTCGTCGCTATCTGTCAGGCAATGACTGGTCTTGACATCGAAGAACTGGCCCAGACCTTCCTGCGCAAGGACACGCCGGACCGGACTTCCTACCTGACGACCTTCCTTGCCGGCATCGTCGTAGGCAGCAGCGATAAGGGTATCTCGGTAGGCCAAGACGGAGAGGTCACGGCCAAGCTGGATAATGTAGTGGTGGATAGGTTGACAGTGAACAAAATTGCCCAATTCATCGAGCTTCAACTGAAGAAACTCAGCTATGTGGGCGGCGAGATCATTCTGTCGCCGGCGTCAATGACTTGTATCAAGGTTGAAGAGTTAGACGAGGTTTATCGTTGCTACATGAAGATAGAGGACGGTACACGACGCATCCAACAAGAATTTGTGGCGGGCGATCTGGCCCTCTGCCAAACATTCAACCTGGTGAGCGACGGCACGCACGTCAGCAATACATATTATTGGCGGTTGGTGACCGCTGTCGGCGATGATTACATCGACCTTTCCATCGAGGATTGCGACGAAGGCAGCACCGTCCCGGCCGCTGATGACTTTATCTGCCTGCTGGGCAACCGGTCTGATCCGGACCGACAGAACGCCATCATCTTGTCCACGGTGGGCGACGACGCACCCAGCATCAAACAATACCAAGGCATTGACAGCTTCACGTTGCAGGACAAGTCCTGCACAGTCCTCTCCCCTATGGGGAATCGGTTGATAGGCGATTTCTACTCGTCTTCGACATCGGTCCAAACCATCTCTGAGCAACTCTCCCAACTCGACACAACCATCGGCGATTTGCAGGCACAATCGGATCAAGAAATGTGCATCTGGTTCTACGAAGGTGAACCGTCCATGGATAAGGCGCCGGCGGCGGATTGGACAGACAGTTCACTGCTCGAATCGCATGACCAGGATATTTTCTACTCCACCGACGAGGGCAGGGCATGGAGGTTCGAAGTCAACGAAGGTGAGGGGACATGGAACGAAATCACCGACAAGCAGACACTGGCCGCCCTCGAGAAGGCGGCATCCGCTGAAAAGGCGGCGTCAGAAAATACCACATCCATCAACCGTAACACCGAACAGATTGAGTTGCTGGCTAAGAATATGGTCACATCTGAGGCGACTCAAATAGAGACTTCGTCAGGGATAGTCACAACGCCTACTTTCAACGGTCTCTTTACCGAGAAGAAGGTGAACGGCGAAGTGATATCGAGAACGGATATCTTTACGGAGATTACCGAGGACGGGCAGACCCGGTCTGTCATCAACGGCGATTTGATTAACCTCAAAGGCAAGGTTACGCTGCAAGACATCAGCGATGATAGTGGCAATACCATCATCGAGGGCGGCAAAATCAAGTCTTCACTGCTCGACGTGGATACGATTCTGGGCGACACGGGTATCTTCTCTGGTTCCATCGTCACCCGCTTAAAGACGATTGGAGAGTCCGACGCTGCAGTGCTCGACTTTACGGATAACACCCTTCAGTGCTTGCTCTACAACGACCTGAACATCATGACAGGTAGCGCAGGGGATACGTATAATGATGACTTAATCTACCAGTATGAGATAAACCTACCCTATACCGGTGAGAGGTACATCGGAGCACACGTGTATATCGTCAACGGCTGCACGCCACCGTTCACACGAGCGATTGGCGGCATCAGATATACAGCAGTATCAACAGGCAACAACTCGTATTTCATCGGCATCAGCAAGGCGGGTGAAAACATCTACGAAGAAGAAGGTTGCAACAAAATTGAGTTTGTCAACGGTATCATTGAGTTGATGGGCATCGATGGAGGTACGGTCAACAATGGCGTGAGCGTGGAACGGACCATCAAATGGTGTGTGGTGAGAATCCAATGTTCAACATCGAATAACATCACATTGTCTGACTAACATGCACATCAAATTCAAGATCCGACGAACATCCGACAAGTCCGGCAAGACGCTCAATGCTCGTGTTTCACACATCGAGAGCGACATGCCGGGCAAGGAGACATGGGAGCTGCCGTATATCCTGCACGCGCTGACGCTCGTCGACAAAATTCAAATCAGCAAATATTTTACGCTTAACGCCAGTTCTTTGAACGGCGATGATTACTTGGCATAATGGGAACAATAGCAAAACTTATTCAGGCCTTCAAGGCCGGAGCCACGCTGAAGGCGGCTGAGCTAAACAGCATGGTGGATAAAATCAATGAATTGATAGATGACCGCCTGCAGGTGGGCACCGAAGAGGGTACGGCTTACGACGGCGCTTCCGGCGCTACCCTCGAACAACTGGTCCGTGAATTGGTGGGCAGCTCGGGCACCATGTACTCGGTGTATGTCCGCAACAACCTCGAGTCTCTGAACTTCGCCGCACAGTACGGCGCGGCCAGCGTCATCGACTTCACTTTCATCTCGCAGTACCGCGACGATATCTCTGAGCCCTACAAGAACACCGGCGAGTTGGGTATGTGCACCGTCATGGTCAAAAACAACAAATACACAGACTTCACCGTAGTGAAACAGATGGAGATTTCATCGAATGTTTCAATCAAGTTGGATGTGGCCGATTGGCTGTCATCAGGCTCCAACTCTATCAAGATTACAGTGAAGGGCGAGAACACAGAGCGAGAGACCTCTCCCACTTCGTGGACGGTCCAGCTGACCTCATTGGGCGTGAGCGCCCCTAACTTCGCTTGGTGGACCGCATATTCAGACAGTTTCAGCGTGCCGATGATCATATCAGGCAATATCAGCAAGACGCTGCATGTAGAGATTGAGGGGGACGGATATAACACGTCCTACGAGAAGAACCTGGGACTGTCTGTCTACACAGACACGCCTTACCTCTTCGAGGTGGAGCATCCGGACTTCACCGGGGTCTTCACCATCCGGTTCTGGCTGTCGAACTCCGACAATACGATTACTACAAAGGCTGTTTCCATCCAATTCATGTGTGTGGCTAAAGCAGGTGAAGAGAGCCTGCTTATGTGCGTGAACAGTGTGGCCGATACCCTGACCAACTGGCAGGATAACACGGTCTTCGAATATGCCGTGTACAACGGACAATCAACCACGGCGGCGGTCCGCTTCGATATTTATAAAGAGGATGCCCAAATCTATGAGCAGGCATTCTCAGCCGTAGCCACGGGGACAAAGAATGTACTGACTTACCCCATGGAGGTAGACACCGACGACGAGTCTGATTTCGAAGTCCGGATAGAAGCGACGTCTGATGATCATATTCTGTTGGAGGGCACAGCTATCCAAGTGAACAATTCATTGGGTTTCTCCGCCACCAGCGGGGCGGTGTTCTACCTGAATCCAAGGACTCGCTATAACTCTCAAGCGAACTATAAATCCGTCATCAACGAGGCGACCGGTGAAGAGGTGGCCGTCGAATGGAAGGATATGAACTGGGGCAACGACGGTTGGGTGACAGACGACAATGGCACGAAGGCACTCAAGATTTTCGCCAATTCAAAGGCGGTTATCGGCTATGCTCCCTTCATCGAGGAGGCGGCTCGCAAGGGTAAAACCATCGAGATTGACTTCATGGTGGAGAACGCTGCCGACGCCACACAAGACATCATCCGGATTGCAGGCAGCGACGGCACCAACCGGCTGGGTCTGACGGTTTCCGGCGAAAATGTATCCATGTTCTCACAGTCCAGACAGGACTCCACCACACAGGATGTGCCATTGGACAACGGCGTGCGTATCCGGTTAACGGTCGTGATCATGCCCGACGCCTACGGCAATTCGGGTTTCAACCTGGTGTGCGTCTACATCAACGGCAAGAAGAACCGACAATTCACCTACGAATCGAACGACTACTTCCGCCACGAGGGCAAGATTGAGCTGGGCAACGACGCGGCCAATCTATACATATATTCGATGCGCGTCTACAACAAGGCGCTGCCGTCTGATGCCGTCCAAAAGAACTATATCAACCTGCTGGGTGACATCGAGGAGAAGCAGAGCGAAAGCGACGCCAACGAAGTCCTCGACGCTGAAGGCGTCAACATCGACTTCGAGAAGACCAAACTCCTCTACAACGTGTTCGTCTGCGATACGGTATTCCCCTCGTTTACCAATCCGGCGGGCGTCAAGTGCAATATGTGGGTGTACTTCAAGGACCGCCCGCACAACAATTTTTCACTGACCAACCTTCTCATGGAGGGCCAGGGTACGTCGTCCAAGAAGTATTACGAATGGAACGAAAGATGGAAGTTCGGTTCCAACAAGGATTCATCGGGTACGAAGATTCCAACCATAGCCACCTATGCGGACGGCACGACCGACAAAAACAAGGTATTCTTTGCCTCCGGCGTGCCCAAGTCTGGGCGCCTCACGGCCAAGAAGAACTGGGCCAGCTCCATGCAAGACCACAAGGCGGGCTGCGTAGGTGCGTACACGGATCTCTATCGAGAAATGGGGCTGAGCAACGAGGCGATGACAGCCGACGCTGACGTCCGTATATCGGTATACCAGGAGCCATTTATCGGCTTTGCTAAAACGATCAACGAAGAGGGCAAAGAGGTCTATACCTGCATGGGCGAGTTCACGCTGGGGCCTGACAAGGGCGACGCTCTCTGTTTCGGCTACGACACATCTGCCTATCCGGATATGATCAGCGTAGAGGGTTCAGACAACGCACCGCTGGGCGCTCTTTTCCGCGTGCCATGGAATAAGGCTTACCGATACTGGGCGTACAACGCCGACGAAGAGGCCTATCAATATAACGAGACAAACTGCTGGGACTTCGATGCCGGCGCCACTTCGGACGGCGAGCCAAAGTCCACCGAATTATGGGTGAAGGCCTACAATGCCGTCTATGTATGTTCCAACCGTATCAAGCCTTTCGAGGGCACGCTGGACGAGCTGAACGCTCAGGTGGCGGACCTTCGGGGCACGGGGTACGAATACTGGATAGCCAAGGCTGGCGACGCCAACCTATACAACTTGTACTATTACGAAGCGGCTGAGGGGCGGTTCATGCCGTCCGATACCGGCGACGGTACAATCAACCTCAAACAGCAGCTGTCGGCATACTTGTCCGAGGACCTTTCGACATTCACGCCGTCACAGTTAAACGAGATGTTCATCAACGCAAGAGCTTCACTGTTTAGAGAGAGCATCCCGGCCATTTGGTCGGTCGATGACGCCGTCTTCCATTATTGCTTTACAGAGTTCATAGCCGGCACGGATAACCGCGCAAAGAACACCTATCCTTATAACTTTGGCACAGAAGGCGCTCTTTGGCGCTGGCGTCAAGACGACTTGGATACCATCTTACCGATCGACAACCAGGGCCAGGACCGCAAGCCGTATTACGTGGAGATGCATGATTACTACGATAACGGACAACCGGTCTGGAACGGCGAGACATCCGTCTTCTGGAATCTGCTCGAAATTGCCTTTGCCGATGAGATTAAGGCAGGCATGAAGAGCATGCTCTCTGCCATGGAGACGCTGTCCGGCAAGACCACGGGCACACCCTATGAGAAGGTGTATGCGTTCTATCAGAAATATTTCTTGCAGGTGAAAAACTACTTCCCATCTACCATGGTCAACGCCGATGCGAAGCGCTACGAAGTGGCCAAGCTGGCTTATAATGCGGGTGAATACACCAACGACACCGACCCTATCACGCAGTCGCACGGCGACTTTTTCTCCGCCGAATCGGCCTGGGTGAAGAAGCGCATCATGTATATGATGTCGAAGTACAGTTACGGGCTCTTCTCTGCCGACGGCACCGACACCATCATCGTGCGTGCGGCGGGTGACCTGATCGACTACGACATCACACCGGCTTTTGATATGTATCCGGCCATTGCCAATGGTACATCCATTGTGCGGGGCGAGCGGACAAAGGCGGGCGATACCTTGCGAATGACAATTGACCTCGGCGGATCAGCCGACCAGCAGAACATCATCGAGGGGGCATCCTGGTTGCTCTCCATCGGTGACTGGCACACGAAGAATGTATCGGGCACCATGGTGGTGAGAGGCAAGCGCCTTACTGAATTGGTATTGGGCAGTCGCACGGAGACGCCTGTCATCTCGATAACCGGTCTTACGCTCTCTGACTGCGGGTCTCTGCAGATGATTGAACTGTCGAACATCAGCACGCTGCAGGGCACACTGGACCTCTCTGCCATCAGCAATATCCGCCAAGTCTATGCAGGTGGCACAGGCCTGACGCAGATTAAGCTGCCATCCGGTGGCGGCCTGCTTTATGTGGAATATCCGGATACAAACCGATATATCTCCCTGCAATCTTTCGCAGTCCTCACGGCAGACAACGTAATATTAGAGAATTGTGCGGCGAATATCACGGACTTCTTTGTGGTGGACTGCCCGAAGCTCAATCCCGTGAATCTGCTGAACACGATTCTCGTTGCTCAATCAGACCAGGAGAGCCACGCATTGAAGCGCGTGCGGGCGGTCGGCTTCGATGCTACGCTCACGGGTAGCGCTGGAGTTGAGCAGTTGGATAGATTGGCAGTGCTCGTGGATGGCACGTATGAAGGTCTTGATTCCGATGGATATGCAGGCAGCGAAGAGTTGCCCGTCCTTGACGGCACAATCAACGTAAACGCGAATGTATATGAAGATACAATCGAATCGCTTAAAGGTATGTTTAATCGGTTGACGATTAATGTGACGGGCGCTTATTACATCCGATTTGCCGATGCGCTTGTTATGTCGCTGATTGCTGCGAAATGCGGTGACGGAACGGGTACAACGAAGGAAATGGCAGCAAAGGTTACATCAGCGGGCAACCTTGGGTTAAGCGACAGAAAGACGGAAATTACTTCGTTCGATGAGTTCCAATACTTCACGGGTATAACAAGTTTGGGCAATCTTCAGTTTAACGGCTGGACAGCATTGAAAAGTATTGTATTTCCCGATTCTATTACATCTATGGGCTGGGGTACGTTCGGTAATTGTACGTCGCTTGAGCGCGTTAAGATGAGCAAGAATATCACATCGTACGGCGACCAAACATTCAGTAACTGCCAAAGCCTTGAAGGTTTCGAAAGTGAAGCAGCGATAACGAATCTTGGTGGCGGTTGTTTCCAAAATGCGTATCTGTTGCAATATGTACGGATGCCCAACGCAGTGATAACTAAGATTAATAGCACTGCGTTCAGTCAATGCTATGCATTAGAAGAGTTTGACATCCCCGAGAGTGTTACAACAATCGGTGCCAACGCTTTCGTGAATTGCAAGGCACTAAGACACGTTGTCCTGCCAGCAGGATTTACTTCTATGGATTGGAGCGTTTTTCAAGGATGTACGAGTTTGGAATACATCGTATGCAAGCCGACTACCCCACCCTCTTGCGGTAATAATTGCTTTAGTGGTTCAACTTGCAACATCTACGTGCCCGATGAATCGGTAGAAGATTACAAAACAGCGTCGGGATGGACGGGATATGCAAGCAGAATCAAGCCGATGAGCGAATTTGAAGGCGAAGAATAACTGTCTTTTATAGCAGTTGAGGACAATTATATCTTTGAATAAAAAAGCAATGCAGACAACAGTTAAAGAAAATATTCAGGTCTATACGGCCATCGCAATGCTCGCCAGTGGCGTGGCTCTCTCAGTGGCCGGTTTCTTGGTAGAACCACGAGGCGAGATACACGACAGCGTCCTCTGGTACTTTGCGCAGACACTGATCTACGCCGGATCTATTTTCGGCATCAGCATCTACGCCAATGCGAGAGTGAATAACATTGTAGACAAATTAACAAAGACGAAGAATGAAAGCAAGCAATAAGCCGAGAGGGTTGCGCAACAACAACCCCGGCAACATCCGCCACAGCAACCAGGCATGGGTCGGCATGGCCGACAAGCAGCCCGACAAAGAATTTGTCACGTTCCGCTCCATCGCCTACGGCTACCGTGCGCTCATCAAGACATTGCGCACATACCGCATCCTCCACCAGTGCATTACGGTGGAGGAGATGATCACCCGCTGGGCGCCACCCACCGAAAACGATACGGCCGCCTATATCCGCGCAGTCTGCCAGGACATGCAGGTGCCGGAGAGCTATCCCGTGAGCGAGAATGACCGTGCCGCCCTCGTGCAACTTGCAGCTGCCATCAGCCACCACGAGAACGGCATCGAGGCGAACATTAAAGAGGTTGAAGACGGCTATGATTTAATATGAGAGCGAAGCATCTTATTATACTCTATTTTTTCACGTTTGTTTTAGGTTGTTCCATCGGCGCCGCCATCACTGCCCACAAGGGTCAGACGGTGGCGGTCCGGTGTGACACCGTTTTCACGACCATCCACGACACTGTTCCACAGCCCATCACACGACGCACTATCCGCTACATATCCATTCCGGCCGATACCGTGCGCGACACTGTCTACCTGCCCATCGAGCAAAAAGAATACCTTACGCCGAATTATCACGCTTGGGTGAGCGGCTACGCTGCCAACCTGGACAGCATCACCATCCGCCAGCAAGTCATCACCCGCACTGTTGTCAAGAAGCACCGCTGGGGTGCGGGCATCGCTACCGGATACGGCATCAACGGCCCATATATAGGCATCGGCATCCACTACAACATCCTCTCTTGGTAACAAAATCGATTTTAGCACCAAAAATTCTTGACTTTTTCTTGTTTTTATTAGATAGATATCTTATATTTGCAAAGTAACCAATAAAATTTTAAAGACTATGTGGAGTATTATAGTAATGTTATACTGTATTGTGAAAGCTTACTCAGATGTAAAACATCACAGATGTACATATTCGAGAAATCGTAGAAGTTGGAGAAGAAGGCCCTGGATTTAGGTCCATGTCTTTTAGCGGATTCTTCGATTAATATATATTTGAAGAAAACTCAAGAATATGGGATTATTAATCGAAGAAGCACAAGTTAAGGTAACAATGAACGGTGAGCAGGCCCATCGCACATTGCTACAGTTAACAGACAAGGCCAGTGCGCTCAAACTGGAATTGAGCAAGACAAGTGACCCTGCTAAAGCTGCAGCCTTAAACAAGGAGCTAAAAGAGACAGAGAAGCAGATACAAGATATCCAAACCACTATGCGCAACATGAATTACATGATTGCGAATATCGACTCGTATACACCGAAAGAACTTCAAAAAGCACTGAAGGAAATAAATAGAGACTTGAACTCAGGCCGAGTGATAAGAGGTAGTAAGGAATGGGATCAATACGCAGAGGCAGCCGCCAAGGCTAAAAAACAGCTACAGGTCCTCAAAGGGGAGATGACCATGCCTGAAGATAGCATGTTAGAACATATAGCCGAGAAAATTGATAAATTTTGGGCAGCATGGTCGATTGCTGGCGATATGATGAGCGCCGTCAATTCCTTCATCGGCAATAACGTCAAAGCCTACGCTTCCATGGAAGAGGCAATGGCGCAGGTCACCAAATACACCGGTATGACCACCGAACAGGTCAAGGACCTGAACGAGGCCTTCAAGGCAATGGACACCCGCACATCGAGAGAGCAGCTCAACGCACTGGCGGGCGACGCCGGCCGACTCGGCATCCAAACCAAAGAAGCCGTGCTGGAGTTCGTGGATGCAGCCGATAAAATCAATGTATCGCTGGGCGACGAACTGGGTTCCGACGCCGTGAAGA